TGACCTGTTCTCAGTTCTACATTTAGTAGTCCTTTATCAACCAATGACACCTGTAATCTTCTGACCTGTCTGTCACTTACACCCATCATTTTCGCGATGCGTGCTTGTCCTGCCCATGCTGCACCCTCTTTGTCATTAAAGTGATCTGCAAGTATGACCAGTAATAACTTTTCTTGTGGTTCTAAACCCTCTTGTTCTAATGCCCAACCAACTAATTTTGCACTCATTTACAATCCCATGCTTTTCTTTACTTCTTCAGGTACGACTGGTACTTGAGGATCGCATTCTTCATGCAGTAATTCTTTGGCAATAAGTTTATAGCATTCTTTACACCAGATGTATGTGGTCATTGTCTAAATGCCCAAATCATGATCATTGTGTATAGGCCAAGGAATAACAACTTTTGTGTTGTTGTCATTTTTTACCTGTAATGATTTTGTGGCATATACTGCAATGCTTTTTGTTGAATGTCCAGTTACCACAATTTATGCACCTGGCAATCAGTTTGTCCATTGATGCAACGATTGATTGATGCCTGGCATTAACACCTATATAATCTCTTTGCTTCATACTTGTCTCCTGATAATTTTTTTGGCTGTTTCAGCATCTTGTGGGTTTGTGAACAAATCTTTTTTGTTTTCTACATCTTGTGCTATTGATTCTTGTAAGGCTTTAGCAAATTTGTAGTCATGTGATGTGTAGTTTTGGTTCATTGTGCATCCGGATGTTTGTTGATTGCATGCCAGTTAAATGTTTTGTTCAGGCTCACTTGTGATGATCCGTACAATTCAAGTTTGCATATATCGCAACGCATTGTCCAGTATTTAAATCTGTCGTTTTTGGCATCTACTCTAAATGTTCGTTTGACAGATAGTGCAACACCCCACATGACCAGGAATGTTAATCCTAGTGCTATGAGTATTGCGTGTGCCACTGTTGTGGCTGTGTTCATAAGTTCCATGAATGTCATATCAGTCCTATCTTCTTTGCGCAGGTAGGCCAGGCTTTCCAGCCTTGTATTTTGTGCAAATCGCGTGCTGCCTTGTATTGGATTACCCAATTGGCTTCATGTGGTTTGCCTTGTTGTCCCACAAATTCCCATGATGCTTGCGAGAATTGAAACAATCCCATGTACTTGCCTGTTGGTGAGATTGCTTTGGGATTTAATGAAGATTCACACATTGCGATTGCTTTCCAATCGGCTGGTAAATCTTTTGGTGTGGTTAGTAATGTCATATACATCAAAATGCCGGAGAAGTCCATGGATCATCCTCTGCGCCTGAAGCCAGCATCTCTGCTGTTTCATGACTCTTTGGTATTCCCTGTTGCCATGCTGTAATGTTATCAACAAGATGGCCTGATTGTATGTCATCCAAAAGGGGCTTTACTTCTTCAAATGTCATATTCGATTCCGGGACGATCTGAGCATCTTTACGCCTTGATGCAAATTGAACAAAAGCATTTTGTTGATTGGTATCTTTTAAGTGCTTTGCCAATTCGCGTTGTAACCAACCAGACATCTTTGGAGTCGCAACCCGGCGAGGCTTCAGATAAGTAATTGGTTTTTCAACATAAGGCACTTCGCTTGCACCAAGTGATTCAGTAACATTGGCTTTGACCATTTCTTCCCGGCTAGGTCTTTTGCCTTTAGGTGCAAAATTAAAGTTTGCTAATGCTCTACCAATTGCAGATGTTTCAGCATTCTCCAAAGCATTGCGTGCATTCACACCTTTTTGTTCAGTGTGTTCATCTGCAAGTCCTGTTGCAACTTGACGATCACCAACAAACACAATTGCTTTTACAATGTAATGCCCTGCATTGTGTGACACCAGTTCAGTTTCAATTCTCCCATCTTCCTGGTGTTGATCCCAGAATCTTGAAAGTCTTGCCTCAACTGGTTCATAATCTTCTATATTAAAGAATCCCATTATTGACCCCTTTTGATTTTGTCTACCTCTTTTACATCAAATCTTCTGTGACCTGATGGAAGTTTTATTGCTTTAATTATTGATTTGTCTGCCCATCTTTGGATCGTGCGATTGCTGACCAGGAGGAGATCAGCAACCTCACTTGTTCGTAAAAGTTTGGACATGAGTTAAGTGTATGTCTGACTTGGCTGACTTGTCAAGTATGGGCGTGTCTTACCATTCTTTACCTTCAACAATAAACTTGCCTTTTTCGTTGATTGGTACTAATTGAGGCACAACATGATTGCCTTCTACATAGAGCATTGCGAACCCTTGTTGCCAGTTGGCCATTTTTTCCCGTATGTAGGCAGCGCCAGGTGATTTCAAATCCATAAGGTTTCCTACCTCCATGCCCCAGATAGTGTTTAGACGGCCACCAAAGCCCCTAGAAGCGCTTGCAATGGCTTGCCTGTGTGTGTGCCCACAGACCATGTTTTGACCTGTCCTGATGCCCAAATTAAGCGCTGTAAGGCCATTGGAATAAAGCCTGCCCTCATCTCCATGAGCCATAAGCACTCCAGGAGCAATAAAATCAATTGATCGGTTGTAAGTTATTCCTAATTTGTTCAATCCCAAAAGGCTTTCAATACGCAAAGCACTCACTGACTCAAAGGCTGGTGCATTCTTGTAAATGTACTTTTCTATGCGCTGGCTGTGATTGCTTCGTTGAAGTATAAATGGCTTCTTCTTTGATCCCAGGGCATCTCTAAAATCTGCCAAGACATTATGTGCTGTATTGAAATCTCTTTGTAGTGTTCGTTCAAATTCTGCTCTAGTGCCTTTATTAAAAGCGCCTAATTGTGGCACATCTATTTCATCACCTACACAGGCAAGGGAATCAACTTTTGTTTCAAATATAAAATCTTGTAACTTCTTAACATTCCTTTTGTGATGGAATGGAATTTGCAAATCTGAAATTATGACAATGCGTTTAATAGACTCACCTTTTTCTTTTAAGGTCTATCACATCACTCCATATCATATCAGTTTTTGTTTGTAGTTTTGTCAATTCAATTTTCATGTCATTCATTTTGTCCATAAGTGATGATCCACCATTTGGGAATAGTGTTTGTTTTATTTTGGTTTGCATCACCACTAGGCGAATCATCAAAACCATTATAGTTGCAGTGACACTTGCAATTGCTGTTATCTCGTTAATTGTCATTGGCGTTTGTACCAGTCAGGATCATAATCTGAATCTTCATCCCAGTCATCATCCTCTGGTGTGTCAGCGTACTCAAAGTTTATTGATGCAAAGTTGATCATGCCGTAAGCCTGGTATTCAGGCATCTCTGGTGATGTAACTGTAATCATTTTTTTGCGTTTTCCATTGTATGTTTCCAATAAACAAACAAAGCCAGTAACCAATTCACCTTTTGCATGTGCTGCATTCATAACTTGTATAAGTGCATCACCAAACACATCAGGTATTTCAATCTTGTGATCTTCAGACATTCAAATCAACCCCATTCAGTTTGTTAGTCCAACCAAGATATTTGTAGCCCCATCTTTCATTGACTTCTGTGTAGTAAATCTTTCCTACTCTGTCTTTGACAGGTAGATCAGTATTCCACACATAGCCAGGTTTAGAAGATTGAATTGCCACATGGCCAAACTTGCCACCTTTCCAAAAGTGAGTTGCCCCAATAGGTGCTTTCATGGGATCAGTGAATTTGTTTTTCTTAGGTGTGTTATTCCAGGCACTTATTGCACTTGGATATTTTGCAGGTATTTGCCAGGCTTGTCTGACAGTTTTAAGACACAGGCCTTTGACTCCACTGCGACCAGATAGATGTGCTACTGCCATCCATTGATCAGCATCTTTGCCAGACCAACCTCTAGTGTTCGTTGTTTTCTTTGACATGTACTTTTCCAAATTCGCCATCATTAGGATTTAGCCATCTTAGGATGATTGGTGCAACTGCACCGATTCCGGCTGATAGCAACATCTTTGGATCAGTAACGCCTGCTAGATAACATGCAATTAACCCTGCAAGAAATGATCTTGCCCAGGATGCTGCAATGGCTTTGAAGTTTGTCATAAAATGCTTGCCAATTCTTCTTTGGTCAAACCAGCAATCTCTGCTAGTTTTTTGATAGCAGATTCGCGTGCATCTTGCTTGGCCTTGTACTCGGCTTCAAGTAGTAAACGTTGTTGTTCTCGTGCATCTCTGTCAGCAATAAACGCATCTTTATCTACACCTTTAAGTTCAATAACTTCATTATCTATTGCAATCATAATTTTTTCAGTTGCCATTAGTTTGCCAATCCATAAACTTTAATTGTTCCTGTAAATGTACCTGAACCAGAAATAAAAGTAAATCCTGTAAAACTTGTAGTTGCAGCAAATACTCCAGCCTGAAAATGAGTTGCAATAGAAGTAACATCTTGACCAATACCACCTGCATTATATTTAGTTCTTTCAGCAACGAAAGGTGAATATATATTCAAAGTGAAAGCCTCGTTGCCATTAGTACTATGTGGCAAAATATCAGCAAAACTTGTTTGGTTAGTATTACCATAAGGAATACTTGCTGCAGTTGTTCTAAGAAAAATACCTGCGTAGTTGTAATTACTTGTTGAATTATCAGCACCAGCGACGCGAAGCCTTAAACTATCTGATGCATTTGCACTAGCACCTGTTAAAACTATATCAACTCTGTAATTGTTATAGGTTGCACTAAAAACATCACTTACAGAAATACTAGATACTGCACTAAAACTAGTTGTATTTATCAAGGTTAGACCGGATGAGGCTGTACCCCATTCAACATCTAAATCAGTACCAGAAGTCTTTTTTAATACTTGACCGGTTGTGCCACCTTTGAAATCAACAAAGGCTGTATCTATGTCTTGACCTAAAGCAGCAATTGCTGTTGCGCCATCTTTGACTAGATCAGTCGATTGAGGAATATCCCAACCGAAGTTTGTTGTAGTTGTTGCCATGTGTTAATTAACTCCTAATAAGGCATCTTGCCATTGTAGTGATGGGTCTATTGTACTCCAGATTTCACCGGCAAATACATCTTGCCACGCCACAGGTATTGCAGAGAATGTGAAGTCTGAAACATTCAATGTGAGTCTAGCAGTAAATCTGTCTATGTCCCATTGCCATCCTTCAATGTAGCCAAAAAATTGATTAGGGTACAAAAGTGCAGGAAAATCTGTAACTGATATAGGCATGCCAAAAAACACACCGACCAAAGAATTGAGCAATGATGATGTCATTGTTGGTGCATCAATTTGTATTTGAATGCCTTGAATTACTGGTGACGGATAAGCGTTCAAAAGTACTAAACGATCAGCCAAAGTATCGGCATCACCGGAGTTCTTTAAGAATGTTTCAATTGACTGTGTAACTCTGCCGTACTGACTAATAGAATCCAATTCCTCAACTTGCATTACATCTTGCGCTGCACCATAAATAACTCTTACATCATTGATGATGTCATTTCGAGATGTGGTCACATTGATACCATCTGCCAAAATAAAGTTTTTAGATATGTTCACAAAGCCATTTGCCGACACATAGTCTGCGCGTGCATCTTGATCCTGATAACCGATACCACCGGAAGTAGTTTCATAAATAAAGCCACTGCCAGAATCGGCAACAATTTGAACATAGTTCAAAGCATTTAATGGTTCTGGTGCTGCAACGGAACTAAACAGATCATATGTTCCAGGTGTGTTAATCGCAGATACATCAACACCTAATAATGAACTCCAAGTCTCAGTTGTGTAATCAGTCCAAATTTGTGTTGCAGGTAATTCATTCCATTTAAGTCCAAAAGTGTCAGTGACAACTGAGACAATACGATCACCATCTTTTTGTTCAGCATATCCAACAATGTTTGCTTCTTTGGCTGCAAGTTCTGAAAGCGCACCAGATGCACTGATCTGTGTAATAAATGTGTTTGTTGTTCCAGCATCAAGCACTGAAACTGAAACATCTGTGACTAGCCCTGTAAAGATTGTCGTATCAACACCTGTGTAATTGTCCAGGGTAACTGTGATGGTGTCAAAGATTTCAACATCAGTGTAAGGCAAATCTAAAAAATCAATTGTTGCAAATCCTGCTGAAGATTGTTGTTGTACATCATCACGACCCATGCTAATTTGCACACCCTCAAGTGTGTAATTCGTTACGGCTGTGCCGTTAATTTTAACTGTGGCGTTTGGTGACCAAGGCACGATTACCTGCCTGGAATCATTGGTTTAACAAATTTATTTACTGTGCCAGCCTTTGCAGCGTTGTTGATTGATTTCACTACTGTTTGTGCTTGCGCTTTTGAATTGGTTGCACCAAATGTGTTGTTGATATTGATGATTTGACCAGGACTACCACCAAGCAATGTATTACCAATTGCGCCAGCAGTTCTTATTGGTGCTGTTGAAACATCAAGTATTGCCCCACCAATAAAAGAATCACTGAATCTTTTGTAAGCATTGATTGCTGCTTCAATTTTTTCAACAAGTGTAGTCATCAAATTGATAAGTTTAACAAGTGAACTTTCACCACTATTAGGATCAATGGCTAACAATTTTGTCATTGAATCTGCCAAATTTCTTAATTCTGTACCCAGTAAATACGCTGCACCCTCGGTTGAATCCATGTCATAACCAAAAGTTACTGCACCAGTTCCAACATCATAAAAGGCTCTTGTGAGGCTTTGCTTGCCACTTCTTGTCAATCCATTAACTAAACCAGTAATTGCTTCTGACATTGGTCCTGCCATAAATTTTGCAACTTTGTCTAACACTGGAAACAAAGCAAAACCAATTTGTTCTTGGGCTTCACTAACAACAATTTTTAATCGTTCAATTCGTCCTGCAAAAGTTTCTGCTGCAATCGCTGCTTGACCACCAAAACTTTGTGTTAATTGTTTAACAATCTCATCAAAAGATACTTGTTCTTCTTTTGTGACTTTAACTGTTTTACCTTGCTTTGCAATGCTGTCAGTATATTTATCGGAAGCACTTGCAGCAGCGAGTTGAGCCTTTTCTAAAGCATTCTGTGCTTTTTGAACATCCAAAGAATCTGATTTAGCATTACTTAAAACTTTATTTAATCTTTCCTGGGCTGAGGCTACACGCAAAGTAGCAGATTCATTATTGAGTTCTTGTTTTGCTAAATCTGATTTTGATACTTTCAAAGTCTTGGTTGAAGTTGTTGTAGTTTTAAGTTCAACACCCAAATTTTTAAGAGCCTTAAAATTTCCATCATAGGCTTTACCTAAAATACCTGATACTTCTTCAAGTGATTTGCCACTACCAGCAGCAATATCTAATGCCAACGCTTGTAGTTTTTGTGCTTCGGCTAAATCATTAGTTGAAATTAAAAGTCTTTGCAGTGATGGTCTTAACTGATCATCAGCAATTCCAGTTGCTCTTTGTGTGACATCAATATAAGCCTCTGTTGCAGCAATCTGTTCATCAGTTGCTTGAACTGTTCCTCTTAAAGTTTGAGCCAAGGATGCCTGGGCTTTTTCATCTTCAATGGCTGCTTTAACTGCACTGACACCAATTGCAAATGCTGCTGTGCCAACTGCTGTTGCAAGTCCTAAAAATGCTTTGGCTGCGTTTGCCACAACTTTATCAACTTTGTTTGTAAATGATGTTGTGTCTGTTGATGCTTTATCTAAGCCAGTTGAGAATTGCGCTGTGTCTGCAAGTAGTTGCAGTTTCAGGGTTCTAATGTCTGCCATGTTATATCCTTTCGCGCCATTCTCGTCTTATTCTATCAACTTCATCGACCCATCTTTTGGTTATGTAAGGTTGCAATGCTTTGAGTGTTGGAAAAATAAAGTAACCTGCGTTACCTCTGCCCTCGCGTGGTGATCGTGGTTGAAATTGTTTGTATCCGGTATATTGACCAGATTTTCTATTGCGTGGCCTGTTTTGGTAAGCACCAAATTCAACACCAAGTGCAATTTCACCAACTGGTGTTCCATTTGCAAGTTTTGGGTTATCGCCACCAATGCTGATTACTGGCCCTCGTTTGAAACTGTTTGAAACTTTAATTGATCTTGCAAGTGCTTGGCCTTGTTTAGTTGTTTGCAATGCTGAACCAATGGCAGATGCAGCATCATTAGCAATATCTCTAGATGTTTTTTTCATATCTTCTTTTGCAATATCATCCATGTTTTTAAAAGTTTTTAATATGGTTTTAATATCTTTGTCAGCAATCTTAATTTCAAAAGGTCTAGTTGCCATGAAATTTATTCACCACATCTGCAATTGTTGATACCTGCTCTGCCGAAAGCGTTTTGAACTCTGACAATGGCTGGCGCGAAACAATTGCCAGTTCTATCAAAGTGCGTTCTATGCTTCCGGCTGTGTAAAATTTGTTGTTGCAAAATCCTTTGAATTGATGTGAACAACTTGTGATCGCCAATCTTCAAACTTGCCAACTGGTTTATCACTGAGTCGTTTTTGCATTTGATAAGCAAGCCAGAATTGTTGTTCCAGGCTTGGTGGCAATTCTCGTTTGAACAATTCCAAAAAAGTTGTGTTAGTTTCTTTTTCAGCCTGCGCAATTTCCCATGGAATAGTCCATTCTTCGTAGGACTTTCCATTAGCAAGTTTCCATTCTATTTGTATCTTAAACATTTAAGGTGACCCCTGTCGGTAGGTTAAGAGATTGAAACTGAGCGAATTGGCATTGATACGGAAACAGTTAATGCATCCGGTGCAGCGCCACCAAAATCTGGTCTCTTTGGTAAAACACTCAAAGTCATAGTTTTGCTATTGATTTGAATTGTAACAGTTTTTGTTGTGGTTGGTGCTGTGTCAGCATCGCTCCAAATGTCATCACAAACTGAGCCTGCTGCGCCCCAGTCTTGTAATAGTTCTACTGTTAGTGTTCCAACTTCTTTGTCCACTACATAATCAACTAATCCATTCAAGGTTTGAACAGTTGAGTTTGGATCATCTAGTGTAACAGTTGCACTGATTATTTGGTCATCATAATTCACAGAGTCATATGTGAACGCAATCGATCTACCAGTAATTACTGTGCTTGGCATATATTTCCTTTCTTATGGATTGTAGATTGTAGTTATTGACACTTCAACCGAATAAACATCATTGCTATTCGCTTGTCGTATCCTTGGGCTCGAAACGGATTGTATCTGCCAAGATTGTCCAATCAATGGCAAGACTGTGCTGACCATTGTTTCGAGTTGCGTTAATGCACCAGGATTTGTGTTTGGTGCTGCAACTAATTCTAATATATATCTTACGCGCCATGCTTTATTGTTTCCAAGTGTTACTGGTTCAAGCCATGGATCAGATGACAAAATCATAATGCTTGGAGTTGTTACAAATTCTGCACCAAAATCAACAACTGAATAAACGCTGTTTGATGTAATTTGTGTTTTAAGGTTTGCGCGTAATGTTGCTAATGTCATCCGATTAACGCCTCAACATCAATGTATGCGCCTAGCATTCCAACAATTCTGTTTTGGATTGTACGGCCTAAAATGTAAGGTTGTGGAACAAAATCTAATCCTTGTTGAACTGATCCTGCTGATGTGCGTGCTTTGAACACATCCAATGAGACTGTTAGCACTGCTGATTCAACTGGTGCAACATCATCATATTGTGATAAATCATTTGCTGATGCAAGTCCGTTTGGGATTACATTGTACCAATCATGAATTGTTACTGCTGAAGTTGTAATTGTAAAAGTAAAATCATCAACAATTTCTAATACTGTTTTGCTGCCATTAACATGGGCTTGAATGCCAGTTATGACAACTGTTTGGCCTTTGTAAAATTTGTGTGGTTTGGTTGTGTGTAAAGTTGTAATGGTTGATGTTTCGTGTTTGTGTTTGTCAATTGGTGCGTTCCATTTGACTAAAAGATTGCCGACAACTGATTCGGCTGTGTCAATGATTTCTGTTAATACGGCATCACTGTAAAGGGTTGATGAAACACCATTGAGTGCAGATCGTAATTCTGCTGGTGTGATTATTGATGCCATGTCTTACCTTTCGTGTGTGGTGTTACCTGGCAGGACAGGGGTCTAACCTGCCAGGCAACTTTTTGGTCGCTAATTAAGCAACAGTCAAATTACGGAATGCAGTTGGGTATTTTGCACATGTTGCAACATAACCATAGATTCCAATTTCAACTTCACCTGTTGAAACAACATTGGTGCGTAGTTGGAATGCGCTTGACTTGTACATGGTTGCAGCGTCACTTGAATAAACTACGCCTTTAACGCCTGTACCGGTGTCAAAGTTTGGATCAACAACTAATCCCAATCCTGCGATTGTTCCTGCTGTTGAACCTTGGGTCATAAGACCTGCTGCGTTTTGTGGTGCTGCTGCTGCAAATAGTGGTCTTTGTGAACCATCTACTGCTGCAAGTAACTCTGCAAAGTTTCCTGTGTCTGCAAGGAATCTGTTTGGAGTTTTGCGAAGTACTGCGTATGAATCTGCAATACCATCAGCAATTGCTGCGTATAGTGTTGCGCCAGTTGAAGATCCTGGTGCTGCTAATGCAATAGAGAATGCATAAGCATCGGCTTTTTGTGCCCATGATGCTGCAAGTTCACGCAATAACACATCAAGGTATGCAGGGTCGCTTCTGTCAAGAAGTTCGACTGATACTTTGTTTGCGCCAGCAATTTTAACAACATCAATTTCTTTTGAAGTGATTGTTGTATCGGTTGAATCAAATTCAACTGCTTCTGCTGTAACTGCTGTGGTTGCTTGTGTTCCAATAACTGGTCGGTAGAATTTCATTCCACTTGCAGGTAATACACCTTGCTCTAATGAATCAGCAAATGGCATTGAGTTATCAATGATGCCAATCAAATCGCGTAGGTAACTTGGAGGTACAACACCGATGTTTTCGGTTGTTGTTGCTGCATCAATTGCTGCAACTAGATCGCGTGCATCTGAGTTTCCTCTTGATGCATTGAATTGTGCTTTTGCATATTCACCAGCAGTAACATTTGTGTTCACGCGTGGTTTTGCATAAGCAACTGGTGCTTGTACTGCTTTAGAGGCTTCAACTGCAACTTCTGGCGCAGTTTCGACCACTGGAGTTACTTCTTCAGGATTTCCCATTGAAGTGACCTCACTTTCGGTTTGGTTTGTTTGTTCATCACTTGCGCTGATTGCAGTGACTTCTGTTTCGTCTGCCTTTTGAGCAGCGACATCTGTAATTTGTGCTTCAGCAAATGCAGGAGTATCAACAACTGATACTTCAAGAATTTTTGCTGCTGTAACATAAACTTCATCTTCTTTGTTTTCGTATTGGTCAATTGATGCACCGATTGACAATCCGGATTTTAATCCATCTTGTGCAAGTGCCAAAATATCGTCACCTGCTGATGTGCGTGCAACTTTGAATTTGCCAATAATTCCAACTGGTGTAATTTCGTGACTTATCATTCTGCCACGCACTTTGTTCATGTCATGATCTTCAAACAATTTGATGTCATTACCTAATTGCAATGATCCTTGTTCAAATACCACTTTACCCATGTTTGTGAATCCAGGTTTGCCAAAAGGTACAATTATTCCGGTAATTTCTCTTTTGGATGTGTTGGCTGTCAATATGTCGCTTGTAAATTTGATTTCCATTGTTACCTCACTAAATCTTCTTCCATGCGAGCCTCATCAACTGTGAGCACTCCCAATGGAATTAGTTTTGAATAAACATCTGCTCTTTCCAATGGATTACCTCGCAAGAAGTCATCCAAATCATATTCAACATATTGTGTCGAAACTGTTATGTCATCCATTGACAATCTTTGTTCAATTGCTGTTAGCAATGGGCGCAATGAGAAGTCTAAAAGTGCTCTGCGTTCGGCTGTAACATTTGAGTATGTCATTGTGTTTGTTGATGCATCTAAATAATATGCTGGAATGTTCATTAACCTGGCGATTTCTTTCGCAAGGTATTCTCTGCCTTCCGTAAGTTGAAGATCGGCTGCATTGAACCCAACACTTTGCATATCCACGTTATCTGATAAAAAGGCAGTGCCTTTTGTTTGTCTTGCTTGTTTCCAAGCATTTAAAATTGCTGTTGCTTTATTTGAATCCATTGGAACATTTGCTTTTAATACAACACTTGGTGTTGGTGTTTCAGCATAATTAAACACTGCTCTTTCAAGTGCTGCTGCTGTTCGTAATGTTCTGCCACCACGATTCAAAACACCATCTGGATCAATGCCAGTAAATTGAATTAATGAACCGACACCATTGTCCGGAAGTCTTTGTGCTTCAAGTTGGTAACCGATTACAAGTTCACCGGTTGAATCAAGTACTTGTGAAACTCTTGGTGCATCAATCCATCTGATTTGTGATGGTCTGCCTGTTGCTGGATCAAGTTCTTTAATTTGCCAATATGCAACACCATGAAACAACAAATTTTCTGCTGTCATGCCGTAGACAACTGCTGTTGGCATATTCTTATCCGGATTTGAAATAATTAATGGTGTTGGTTCAACTCTTGATTTGTCAAATTTTCTTTTAACATGTAATTCTAAACTTGAGGCAGTACCGACAATAATGTTTCGGCCTCTTGCGCATGCTGGTACACTTAGGGCTTCTCGTCTTGTAACAAATGTTGATGTGACACCATCAAAGCCTGGTGAGAATAATGAAAGTGGTTTGTCCGGAAATACATAAGGTGCAATTGCTGCTTTAAGTTGTGGCTGAATAAATTTTGAGTAAATTCCCATAGTCTCGCAATTATCTCATAGAAGTTACTTATATCATACACTGTCCGACTGTTGGGCGTGTTAATTTAAGACACTAATATATCAAATTGTCCTGAGTCTTGTCTTTCAGTTGCTTTATGAATTGAAAGCATCATTGCAATTGCTGCTGTGGCATTCTTTCGCCTTGATACATACCATGATCCGGCTTCGGTTGTTTTTTTAATGCACGCATTGACTGATGCTGTTAGTTCCGGTTGTCCTCCATGAGTGATTCTGTTTCCTGCCATTGCACCAAGGGTTTCATCACATGCCTGGTAGTACTTTGCACCTGTAATGATTTCAGCGTTAATTGATCCCATGCGTAGTTTGGCTGCAACACTGTCGCCACTAAATTTGTTTAGGATGATTGCTTCAGCATTGTATTTCTTTGCCCATTCTGCAACATGGCTTGCAATTTTAAGATCATCAATAGCATTTTCTTGGTTTTGTAAATCCATTAAGCCAACTGCAATTGATTTATCTTCCATCATTTGTGATCCGACTATTGCAAAGCCTGTTCTATCTGGTGATATTTCAACACCAATCCAAGTTGGTTTTCCTGGTGCTAATTTGAGGCCGTTTTGTTGGCAAGCATTCCAATCTCCGGCACTCCAAGGTGATTGAATTGTGTCCACCCATTGGCAAAGCATTTCTGTGGCAATGATGTTTGGATTGTCGTTCATTCTTGATTGCAAAGTATCTTCTGTAATAGTGTGACCCAGTGCAGGGTTGGCTTGAATCCATCCTTTGCGATCTGAAAGTTTGATGCCTGGTTCTGCTGACCATTCCCAGTAGGCAATGTCGTCATCTGTGTCATTTTCAATTTTGTGTAAAGCCCTGGCACGCAATTGGTTAAGTAAAACTGAAGTTATATCACCAGCATTAGAAGTGATCCACATAGACGGATGTTTGGCAGCCTGCATTGTGTAGGCAAGGGCAGCAAATCCATCTGTTGATTTGTGCATGCGTGCTTCATCAAGATAAACAGTGTTTGCACTAAGTCCACGCGCTGCACCAGGTGTAGGCGCAATGATTTTGTATCGGCAACCATTTTTAAGTTCAATTTCTTCACGACCATTAGCCCTGGTGATTGATTTAACTTTTGAAGATAGCCAGGAATGGCCATCAATCATTTCAACAACTGATCTAAAAGTTTCCAAGGCCACATCACGATTTTGTGCAGTAGCAATCTGCAACTTCTCATCCCACAAATACAATCCTGCAAGTATTCTAAATTTTGTAAGCGTAGTCTTTCCATTTTGTCTTGCAATAATGAGAAGATTTGTTTTACTAACAAAATCACCATTGTCTTTAATTTTACAACCATCAAGAATTACATATTCTTGCCAAGGCAATAACGGCATGCCCATTTGTTTGGCAAGTTCAATGACTTCATTGCCTTTAGTTTGGTTTGTTGTTTGTGTGGTCGATATTCTCGGAGTTGGTGACCCGATTAGATTTAATTGCATCTAAAGGTGAACCTCCCTCAACAACTTGTGGTGTTTCATTACGGCCAAACAATGTAAGGCCATATTTATCCATCAACTTTGTAAGTTCAGCACCCCATTTAACAATCATTGGATTATGTTGATCTGAATTATCCATAAGGCCGGCATAAGTCATCATCATTGCAACGCCACCCAAATCTGCTTCTGTAATCCAACCAGACTCCTGTGCAAAATCAATTGATCTTGAAAGAGCAGGTAAAATTCTTTGATTATCTGTTTTCATCCGGTTTGTTTCCTTTCAAATAATGGTGCTTCAAAGACCCCAAAATCCCTCGGGGATAAGGACACT